ATGGAGGGGTACACCTACTTCTTCACCTACGAAGAGACCCTGCCTCATCTCCGTAAGGATTTTTGGCAGCTCCCGTGTGCCCTGGGCGCAGACTTGTCGCAAGGAGACGACTTCTGCGCTTTCACTTATCTCTTCCCTCTGGGCGGAGAGCGCTTTGGCGTCAAGACAAGGAGCTACATCACAGAGAGAACTCTGTTCCAGCTCCCCGCGGCCATGCGCGCGAAGTACGACGAGTTCATCAAGGAAGGTTCGCTCCATGTCATGCCTGGAACTGTTCTCGACATGGATGACGTCTTCGACGACGTCGACACCTTCACCCAGTCGATGGAGTACGACGTGCGTTGCTTGGGCTACGACCCGTACAACGCCAAGTCCTTCGTCGCACGCTGGGAGCAAGAGAACGGGCCGTTCGGGATTGAGAAGGTCATCCAGGGTGCTAAGTCGGAGTCGGTTCCGCTTGGTGAGTTGAAGAAGCTTGCCGAGGATCGGATGCTGCTCTTTGATGAGCTCCTCATGCAGTTCGCCATGGGCAACGCGATTACGTTGGAGGACACCAACGGCAACCGCAAGCTCTTCAAGAGGCGCGAAGAGGCAAAGATCGACAACGTGTCGGCTCTGATGGACGCCTGGATCGCCTACAAAGCAAACAAGGAGGCGTTTGAATGAGCAATGTGTTCAAAGCCAGTATCCGACGTCTCGGCCGCCGTCTCGGATCAGAAGAAGCTCGGTTGGAGTTGTACAACGAGGATGGATCACCATTCGATCCGGGAGCTGGTTCAGAAGCTCAGTCCACAGAGGATTGGATTCCGGTTCCCGATTCTGAGCTTCAGGCGAACGGGTGGGACCACTTCAATGCCTCAGCCAAGGTGGTGTATCGGAAGCGTCCCGACGGAATCGTCGAGATGCGAGGTATGGCGGCTCCAGGAACGATCGGGGTCACCTTGTTCACGTTGCCGGTTGGGTATCGGCACGATCAGGGACTTAGCCTGTATTTCTGGCTTCCTGCCCAAGGTGACAAACACGGCATTCTCAAGATTCAGCCGTCTGGAGTAGTCACCGTCGATGCGCCTGCCACGCTGGACGCCACGTGGTATGCATTTTCGGGGGTGCGGTTCTCTATCGACTAACCAACTAACAAGGAGGCTTTCGAATGACGAGAGTCATGAGCGATCGCGTTCGACAGTTCGTCCTTGTCAAGGACCAGCCGATCGATCCGTTCAATCCGCTCGAGCATGTTCAGTTGCTCAACGAGGACGGCACCATTGTCGATCCTACCAAGGACAGTACCAAGCTGTCTTGGCGTGGCGTCTGGGATCCAGAGGCCGAGTACGGGATCAACGACATGGTCTCGTTCGACAACAAGCTGTGGGTGGCCAACGGTGCACTCGCTGCGGGTAACGAGCCGGGAGATGTCGATCCGATCGCTCCACCTACGGTGGTTACGAATGCCGTCAAGGCAGGAAACGCGATGTTCGGTGGCACGAATCACGACGCATATTTGGCCGTGAAGGGCGACCCGATCACAGCCTTTCCTGGTCCTGATCCAGGGATTACTCAGAACTGGATCAATTCGTGCTACATCAAGCTTCCTGCCGCAGCTGGTGAAGAAGTGACGCTCGAGTGGGCAGGTGGACCGATTGCCCTCTTCGACGGTCAGCATGGTGATCAGCTATTTCCTGGCTCGGGCCCGTTGTCGAACCAGATCGCCGAAAGCAATTCACCTTTGACGTTCACGGTGCCTGCTGGTACTTCCACTGGGCCTCCCGATGAGACGGTTGGCGGCACTGGCGTCGCTTACGTCGGAGTCGAAGTCAAGGACGATGTGGTTACGTCGTTTCTGTGGGTGGATCCGCTAGCTGAATCCGAGGCGACGTGGGAGCTCATGCCTATCGCCTCCGAAGGAGTGGTGTACAAGGGCGTTTGGAATAGCTCCGATGAGTACTCCGAGCACTCGATGGTCAAGCACGATGGCGGGTTGCATTACGCGGCCGTTGATTTGGCGGCGGGGATTGAGCCAGGGATTCCTGTCTCGGACCCGCTAGTTGCGACGATCAATGGTCGAGAGATCTACGCCCGTCATCGGATTGCTTCAACGACTCCAGAGTCGCGCGCGATCACAGCAGATAGCGTTCCGTCGACGTTCTCAAACCCCTACAAGTCCGAGCCGATCTACTTGCATCGGACAACGTCATCGCATCACGTGGTGACCATCTACAACGATCACCCGACGGCAAATCTGAAGGTTGACAAGCGAGATCAAGCTGGCAGCCAAGCAGGTGCAGTCACAGTGATCGCCCCAGGCGCAAACGCCACGATCGACAGCAACGGCATCGTTTCGGGAACCAACTCTCCCGCCTACATCGCATATTTCAATGCTGGAGAACTGGGCGCTTTCCGAGTCAAGGTCGACAGTGCCGCAGGTCTTCTTGCGCCTCCCGATGTCTTGCATCAGTGGACCGAGCTAATCACGGCTGGGGGTACGTCTATCCCCGTTGGCGGAACGGTTGGGCAAATCCTGACCAAGCAGAGTTCTACCGATGGGGATGCGGACTGGGAGGACCCCCCTAGTGGGGGTGGGGGTAGTTCTACTCCTGGACTCATCCTTGATGAGAAGTTCGACAGCGGTATGGCGGCGTTTAGTTCGGTGGTGAACATCACGGTGGCCAGCGGATACGCCAAGAGAACCGCAAGCGGTTCAGCGGCGTCATTCGAATACACGGCTCAGCAAATCAGAAATCCGCTGATCATTGCGGAAATCTCTCTTGATGGCACGGCCGGTAGTCCCGTGTTGAACATTGGACTTCGGAGGATTCCGTCGCATCAGCAGGAGATGAACTGCCACGACACCAACTTCCATATTTACAAAGATGGCACTCTGATCACTTGGAGTGGTCACGGGGGTTTCGTGGCCGATGGTCGTCGATACTGGCTGGAAGTCGGAGGAAGAGGTCCTTTCCTGGATGCTCACTTCTGGGCCCGGCACCCCAAGACACGTCCGGTGAATCCCAACGTCAACCTTGACGGGGATTTGTCAGGCGATTCGATTTGGTGGACCGGATCATCTCCCGACAAGCAGGCGCCGCTTGGCGATATCAATTTCGTTCTGGGGGCTAACGTTCGACTCCATCGCGTTCAGATCTACGATCTCGATTTGGTAGATCTATGGGAATAGAAAGGAGGTGTTGATGGGATTTACAGACAGGCTACAGCATGCCTGGAACGCGTTCACGAGTTCGCCAACGGACCCTCTTCAGTCCTACGGCGATTTCTCGAGCAGTCGGCAAGACCGACCGCGAATGTTCATCTCAAACGAGATGTCCATCATTGCCTCCATCTATACGCGACTCGGAATCGATTGCGCGGGTGTCGAAGTCAGGCACTCGCGCGTCGACGAAGATGAGCGGTTCATGGAAGAGATCGACAGCGGGCTCAATTCGTGCCTGAATCTTCAGGCCAACGTCGATCAGGCCGCTCGTGCGTTTCGACAGGACGTGTTCATGACGATGTTCGACAAGGGCGTCGCTGTGATCGTTCCTGTGGACACGACCATCTCCCCGAACCTCTCGGGGGGCTTCGACATCCAGACCATGCGGGTGGGGGAAGTTCTCGCGTGGCATCCGCAGCACGTCAGGGTCAACGTCTACAACGAGAAGACCGGGCGCAAGGAACAGATCACGATTCCGAAGAAGTCGTGCGCGATCGTGGAGAATCCTCTCTACGCGATCATGAACGAACCGAACTCGACCCTCCAGCGCATCATCTCCAAGCTGAACATGCTGGATTCGGTCGATTCGCAGTCGTCATCGGGCAAGCTGGACATCATCATCCAGCTCCCGTACACGATCAAGTCCGAGTCCAGACGGCAAGCTGCAGAGCAACGCCGTAAGGACATCGAGCATCAGTTGAAGGGTAGTCAGTACGGCATCGCATACGCCGACGCCACCGAAAAGATCACTCAGCTGAATCGATCGGCCGAGAACAACCTCATGGGGCAGATCGAATACCTCATGAATCTGCTGTGGGCCCAGCTAGGCCTAACCGCCGAGGTGATGAACGGCACCGCAGACGAGAAGGTCATGTTGAACTACATGAACCGGACCGTCGAGCCCTGTGTTCAGGCAATTGTCGAGGCGATGGACCGTATGTTCATCACCAAGACCGCCAGGACTCAGGGGCAGAAGCTGATGTTCTTCCCGAACCGTCTCAAGCTCATCCCCATCGGCGGTGAAGGGGGGATTGCGGACATCGCCGACAAGCTGGCTCGTAATGAGGTTGCTTCTTCTAACGAGCTTCGACAGGTCATCGGTTGGAAGCCACGTCCTGAGCCACAGGCCGACGAGTTGAGAAACTCGAACATGCCTCGGGCTGACACCCAGCCTCCGGACGAACCACCGACCCTGAAACCGGTCGACAACCCAGATCAAGAAGCGGCCTAGATCGCCGAAGATCCAAAAAGGAAAGGAATTGTCAAAATGGGAGAAAAGTCCCGCCTGGACTTCGGTGACTCTTCGCCGGAGAACAGCCTGATGCACTCCAAGACCGAGGAGAGGAAGCCGGACTTCACCGGTTGGGCCTCCAAGTACGGTCTCCAGTGCTCGGACGGGAGGACGATCCTCGCCGGTGCCTTCGCGCACCAGGACGAGGCCAAGATCCCCATCGTCTGGCAGCACGGTCACGACGACTCGGACAACGTTCTGGGTCACGCGATCATCAAGCACCGCGACGAGGGCCCGTACGTGTACGGGTACTTCAACAACACCCCGAAGGGCAAGAACGCGAAGGAGCTGGTCGAGCACGAGGACATCGACTCGCTCTCGATCTTCGCGAACAAGCTCGTCGAGAAGGCGAAGCAGGTCTCTCACGGCGTCATCCGTGAGGTCTCGCTGGTCCTGGCGCGTGCCAACCCGGGCGCGCTCATCGACAACCTCGAGCTGCAGCACTCCGATGGAGAGCTGGTCACGATCGAGGACGAGGCGGTCATCTACACGGGTGAGCACCTCGTGCACGGCGACAAGGTGGGCGAGGAGCCCGAGGTCGTCGAGGAGGAAGTCGACGAGGACATCGAGCAGCAGTACGAGCAGATGTCCGAAGAGCAGAAGGGGGTCGTCCACTACTTCGTGGGTGCCGCCCTCACGGCCGCCGAGTCCGAGACGGGCAAGGAGACCGAAGTCACCCACAACGACAAGACGGAAGGAAACCAGCGGACCATGAAGAGGAACGTCTTCGAGGACACCGGGGGCACGAAGAAGGACGGTCCCAAGCACGAGCTCTCGCACGACGCCATCAAGGGCATCGTCGAGGACGCGGGCAAGCGCGGCTCGCTGAAGCAGGCGGTCGAGGCCTACGCCCTGCAGCATGGCATCACCGACATCGACATCCTGTTCCCCGAGGCCCGGACGCTCACCGCGACCCCGGACTTCGACAAGCGCCGCACCGAGTGGGTCTCGTCCGTGCTGAACGGCACGCGCAAGACCCCGTTCTCGCGCATCAAGACGGTCATCGCCGACATCACGGTGGAGTCCGCCCGCGCGCTCGGCTACGTCAAGGGGAACTTCAAGAAGGAGGAGTGGTTCGGCCTCACGAAGCGGACCACCACCCCCACGACGGTCTACAAGAAGCAGCAGCTCGACCGTGACGACATCGTCGACATCACGGACTTCGACGTCGTCGCCTGGATGAAGGGCGAGATGCGGCTCATGCTCGAGGAGGAGCTCGCTCGCGCGATCCTCTTCGGCGACGGCCGTGACGTCGCGTCGGAGGACAAGATCAAGGACCCGGCCGCGGCCACCGATGGCGCGGGCATCCGTTCGATCGCGAACGAGCACGAGCTGTACGCGCTGCCGGTCGAGGTCGACACCGCCGCGCTGGACACGGACCCGCAGGACGTCATCGACTCCATCCTGGTGGCGATGGGCGACTACAAGGGCTCCGGTTCGCCGACGCTGTACACCACTCGCCAGATCAGCACCAAGATGCTGCTCGCGCGGGACGGCATGAACCGCCGTCTCTACAACTCGCTGTCCGAAGTCGCCGCCGCCCTGGGCATCGGCAACATCGTGAACGTCGAGGTGCTCGAGTCAGCCGACTACCAGGACGCCACGAACGGCGACCTGATCGGTGTCATCGTCAATCTCGCCGACTACAACATCGGCGCGGATCGCGGCGGCGAGGTGTCGCTGTTCGACGACTTCGACATCGACTACAACCAGTACAAGTACCTGATCGAGACCCGCGTCTCCGGCGCCCTGGTCAAGATCCGGTCGGCGCTGGTGCTCCGCAAGGCCACGCCGTAGGTCTCGGCCTCGATGGCGAAGTTCCACGGCAAGATCGGGTTCGGTCAGTCAGTAGAGACTGAGCCCGGTGTATTCACCGACACGATCGTGGAGCGGCAGTACTACGGCGACGTTATTCGTAACAGTCGTCAGCTCCTCGACCGAGATGAGCGGGTAAACCCGGATATTTCCGTGCAGAACTCGCTCAGTGTCGTGGCCGATGCGCACCTCCGTGGGCATTTCTTCGCCATCCGTTACGTGGAATGGGAAGGGGCGCGTTGGGTCGTCTCAGATGTAGACGTCCAGCCGCCCCGACTCATCCTCAAGCTAGGGGGGATCTACCATGGCCCCACGAGCTGAGCTGCAGGTGCTCCTTGAGAGCATCACGCCGCACGTATATTTCCAGCCTCCTAACAACCTTGAGATGCAGTATCCCTGCATCGTCTATTCGCTGGACGGCATTCGTACGGAGTTTGCGGACAACCGGCCGTTTCGACACACCAAGCGGTACCAGGTGACGGTCATCGACCGGAACCCTCTGACAGACCTGCCCGACAAGGTGGTTGAGCTGCCTATGAGCGAGTTCAGCCGGTCGTTCACGGCAGACAATCTCTACCACTACGTCATCAACCTCTTCTTCTGAAGAAAGGAACATGAGCATGACAGCTCTGGCATGGGACCTGGTCGGCGAGCGTCTCTTCGAGACCGGCGTCGATCACGGAGTCCTCTACGTCCCCGATGAGACCGGGGCCTACGACGAGGCGCACGTCTGGAACGGCCTCGTCACGGTCACCGAGTCCCCCTCGGGCGCGGAGTCCAACCCGCAGTACGCGGACAACATCAAGTACCTGAACCTCCTGTCCGCCGAGGAGTTCGGCGCGACGATCGAGGCCTTCACGTACCCCGATGCGTTCGCGGAGATGGACGGCCTGGCCACCCCCACCGCGGGCGTCGTCGTCGGTCAGCAGGGGCGCAGGGTCTTCGGGCTCGCGTACCGGACCAACATCGGCAACGACCTCGACGGCACTGATCACGGCTACAAGCTCCATCTCATCTACGGCGCCCAGGCCTCTCCGTCGGAGAAGGCCTACGGCACCATCAACGACTCCCCCGAGGCGATCACGTTCTCGTGGGAGATCACGACCACGCCGGTCCCGGTCACCGGGCTGAAGCCCGCCGCTTCGCTGGTCATCGACTCCACCAAGGTCGATGCGGCCAAGCTGTCGGACCTGGAGGACATCCTGTTCGGGACGGTCTCGGACGATGCCCGCCTCCCCCAGCCCGACGAGGTCATCGCGGTTCTGACGACCGGTGAGGTCGCCGTGGACATGGCCCTGTCGGCCAACCAGCCCACGTTCGTCTCGGGCACCGGCGTCATCACCCTGCCCACCGTCACGGGTGTGCAGTGGAAGGTCGGCGGCGTCAACAAGGCCCCGGGCGCCCAGCCCGCGCTGTCCTCGGGTCAGCAGGCCACGGTGCGTGCCACCGCCCAGTCCGGCTACAACCTCGTCGGCGACGACGACTGGACGTTCAAGCGGCCGTAGCCATCTCCGCAAGCTGAAAGGACCAAGGAATGCTCACTATTACAGTTGGAGGGACAGAGTCATACGACGAAACGGTGGAGGAATTCACCATCGTTGGTGGCACTCAGCTCCAGCTGGAGCATTCCTTGGTCAGCTTGTCAAAATGGGAGTCAAAGCACGAAAAGCCCTTCCTCGGTAAGGGCGACAAGACGGGGGAAGAGATCTTCGACTACGTCAGATGTATGGCGATTGACGAAGAAACCCCGGAGGAACTTTTCCACCAACTTTCCGAGGACGACTTCAAGGCCATCAACGCCTACATCGAGTCCAAGCAGACCGCTACTTGGTTTGCGGACTCTCCTGCACCTCGGAGTCGGGAGGTCATCACCAGTGAGCTCATTTACTACTGGATGACGGCCTTCCAAATCCCGTTCGAATGCCAGCACTGGCATCTGAACCGACTCTTCACGCTCATCCAGGTGGCTAACCACAAGAGCCAGCCGCCTAAGAAGATGAGCAAGGCTGAGATTGCTCAGCGAAACCGCGAACTGAACGAGCAGCGCAAGCGCCAGCTCGGAACCTCAGGATGAAAGGAGGATCATGACCGCACTTGTCTGGGACGAAGTCGGCGCTCGGCGCTGGGAAACAGGCATCGACCATGGTGTCCTCTATCTTCCCGACGGTTCCGCAGTTCCTTGGAACGGACTTACCGGATTCAGTGAGGATCTGACCCGAGAGGTCAAGTCCTACTGGATTGACGGCGTGAAGTTTCTGGACCACCACGTGCCGGGATCCTTCAAGGGTACGCTTTCGGCGTTCACTTACCCCGATGAGTTCGAAGAGCTCCAGGGGATTCGTGAATTTGCCCCGGGGGTTTCTGTCCATGATCAGCGCACGCAGCTGTTCAATCTGTCCTATCGCACGCGCGTGGGAACAGATCTGGATCCCGAAGCGGCCTACAAGATCCACGTGATCTACAACGTCCAAGCTTCGCCTGCGGCATCCAGTTTCGCGACCCTGGGAGACGCACCTACCCCAGGGACATTCTCCTGGGAACTCACAGGCACTCCGGCTTCGATGTTCGGCATCCGTCCGACGAGCCATATTTCACTCAGCTCGTATCGGATCGATCCCGAGCTTCTTCAGGAGCTGGAAGATCTTCTCTATGGGACAGACACCACCCCACCGAGCCTTCCCTCATTGGTGGATCTTCTCGCTCTCGTGGAGGACTTCTCATGAGAGTCCAACTGTCGGGTGGTGGAGATGCCATCCCTCTCGAGGCTCTCCCGGATCTCACCGATCTGGGTGATTCGGTGGCTGTCATATTTGAGGCCAACGACACCTTCGAAAAGGCCGACTGGGTCGCTCTCGGTTTCACCCATGCGGAAATCATCTGCGTGGGTGGGGCTGGTGGACGAGGAGGCAAGAGCAACTTTCGGTTCAACGGCTACAACCGCATTTCTGAGGTTTTCTCGATGGGGGGAAGTGGAGGAGGTGGAGGTCTTGAAGTTGTCACGGTTCCTTTGGTGGATCTTCCTGATTCCTGTCCGTTGGTTGTGGGGGTAGCTGGTACCGATGGAGCCAACGGCACATATTCATATGGTGCTTACGGAGGCTCCGATGGATCCGGCACCCTAGACAAAGGTGATCCCGGTACCGATGGGAGCGCTAGCACCTTTGGAGGAACCATCTGTCGAGCTTCTGGAGGAAAAGGCGGAGCCTCTTCGCCTGCTGAGAACGACAGAGCACCGAACTCCGCTAACCGAGCTCTACGCAACGTATATCCTCCTGGTTCCGGCGCCGTTGAGGAGCTTCGGGCAGGAGGTAACGGCGGTCAAGGTGGAAAAGGTGGGCAAACCGCCGCAGGTGGTGGAGCCGAAGGTGGCAAAAGCATCGCTGGAGGATTCAACTCGGGCCCGGGGAGTACTCTCAATACCCCACAAACACTTACCAACCCCGAAGATGGCGCTTGGGATGGTCATATCGGGGAAGGCGGTGGAGGAGGTCGTGGTGGTTCATTTGCAAAGGACGTCACAGGCGCCTACATCTTGTACAGCGCATGAGTAATCCTTACGACAAGCTCATCATCGCCACTCCGGGCGGAAACGGTTCGTTCGATTTCGCAGACACCTCCGTCTACGGTCCGAGGCAACTCCGATCCGGAGATGATCAGTCAGGACAGTTGATCGTTCCGGGCTCCGGGGGCGGATCTCGTCCTCGAGGAACCAAACACTACGGAGGACGTGGGCCGAACGCCACGCCGAACGGAATCGTCATCGTTCGCCTCCTGAAGATCACCTAGAGAGGAGGAGTCTTGATCAAGGTAACTAGTCGAGGCTCCTTCTCCAGGACTCTGTCGGCTTTCAAGCGCATGGCCACTGGTGTGCCCTTTCAGACGCTTGAGAAGTACGGAGCCCAAGGCGTAGCTGCCCTTCAGGCTGCTACTCCGGTGGACTCGGGGGAAACTCGAGAAGGGTGGTACTACGAGGTAGTCAAAGGTAAGGGATATTTCGCCATTCACTGGTACAACTCCCATGTCGTAGAACCGGGCACCATCCCGGTGGCGATTCTCATTCAGTATGGGCATGGCACTCGTTCCGGGGGCTATGTCCAAGGCGTTGATTACATCAATCCAGCCATGCGACCCATATTTGAGGCCATGGCAGACGAAATGTGGAGGGAGGTGACCAAGTAGATGGCAACCATTGACGAACGCATTGTCTCAGCAGCATTCGAGAACGGACAGTTCGAGCGCAACGCTCAGCAGTCCCTGAGGACCCTGTCGCAGCTCGACACGGCGCTCAACACAGTGGGTACGAAGTCGAACGGTCTCTCCGGCCTCAGTGCGCTGGGTCGTGGCGTCGACACCATCACCAACTCATTCAGTGTTCTTGAGGGGGCGGCTTCGGTCGCGCTCGGCACCATCGCGTCCAAGGCGGCCTTCGCCGGGGCGTCGATGCTCAAGAACCTTTCCCTCGGACCCATCACCGATGGTTTCCAGGAGTATGCGACGAACCTGAACTCGATTCAGACGATCCTGGCCAACACGCAGCAGGACGGATCGAACCTTCAGGACGTCAACGGCGCTCTGCAAGAGCTGAACAAGTACTCCGACCAGACCATCTACAACTTCAGCCAGATGGCCAAGAACATCGGCACCTTCACGGCAGCCGGTGTCAAGCTGAAGCCAGCCACCGAGTCGATCAAGGGCATCGCCAACCTGGCCGCCCTATCCGGGTCAAGCTCGGAGCAGGCCTCAACGGCCATGTACCAGCTGTCCCAGGCCATCGCCGCGGGCAAGGTCAATCTGCAGGATTGGAACTCAGTTGTCAACGCCGGTATGGGTGGCAAGGTGTTCCAGAAGGCCCTGTTCAACACCGGCAAGGCCATGGGGACCATTACCAACTCCCCGGTGGGCCAGACCTTCGAGCAGTGGACAAAGGCGGGCAACACTTTCCGTCAGTCCCTCTCCGCCACACAGAAAGCTGCTGCCGATGGCACCAAGCAGCTCAAGGAGGCTCAGAAGGACGCTGCCAAGCAGATCAAGGATGCCCACGAGCAGGCTGCTGAGGCAATCGCCAACGCTGCCGATCGGGTCAAGGATGCTCAGAAGGCCGAAGCTGAAGCCATCACGACTGCGGCGCAGAAGGTTCGTGATGCTCAGCAGCAGGCAGCCGACGACACCAAGGCCGCTGCAGAAAAGGTCAAGGAAGCTCAAAATGGAGTCAAAGAGACGGCCAAGAGGGCGTCTCAGGAGATCGCGGATGCGGTCGCGGCTCAGAAAGAGGCGACCAAGCAATCTGCAGAGGACGTAAAGAACGCCCTAGACGACGTGGTGGAGGCCCGTCAACGTCTCGTCGACGCGATGAAGCCTCCGAGCGCCGACGAACTGCAGGCAGCGACCGATCAACTCACCACTGCTCAGCTCGACCAGGCGGATCTCAGCGATGCGATCACCCTGGCCCAGCAGGAGCAGAAGAGAAGTGCCGAAGACCTGGCCGCGGCCCAGGCGAAGTTGGCAGAGCTTCAGCGTTCTGGGGCAAGCTCGGAGGAGCTACGTGCTGCTATCCGAGCTGTTGAGGACGCACAGCATCGAGCAACAGACGCTGCCGATGCTGTAACTCGTGCCACCTTGAAGCAGAACGCAGCGGTCCGTGAACTTCATGACGCCGAGCAGAATCTGGCGGAAACGAAGACCAAGGGGACCGAGAAGGACAAGCGCGTTCAAGACGCCCGCGATGCTCTCACCGTCGCCACGGACAAGTACAAGGATGCGCAGGTTCGGGCCGCCAAGGCCGTGTCTGATGCTGAGCAGAATGTCCGTGATGTCCGCAAGAAGTCCGCGGAGGACCAGAGGGCAGCAGGCGATCGTCTGGCTCAGGCCGAGAAGGATCAGGCCAAGGTTCGAGTGAAGTCTCGACAGGATGTCGCCAAGGCTGAGCAGGATCAGCGCGACACCATCATCAAGGCCCGCGAAGATGTGGCCAAGGCCGAGAAGGATCAGGCCAAGGTCATCAAGGATGCCCGTGAGCAGGAAGTCGAGGCCGCCGAATCGGCTGCGGAACGTGTCAAGTCGGCTCGTGAGTCGATGACTGGTAAAGACCAGGGCCCGCCCTCGTGGCTGACCTCTGACGTCCTGACCAATACCCTGCGACAGTTCACAGGGGACATGACCAAGGCGCAGCTCAAGGCCCAGGGCTTCACTGATGCTCAGGCTGAGGCGATTCTCCAGACGGCCAAGACGGCGAAGAATGCAGCGACCCAGGTCAAGACCATCGGGCAGCTCTTCGGCGTTGTTCGGGAGTCGATCGGGTCCGGGTGGGCCAAGACGTTCCAGATCATATTTGGCGACTTCGGTGAGGCCAAGAAGACCTTCACCGCGCTCTCCAAGTACATCACTGGGTTCACCGATGGGCTGGCCAAGGGCCGTAACAAGGTTCTCAGCGAGTGGAAGGATCTCGGAGGCCGTACTGCGCTCATCGACGCGATCAAGAACGCGTGGAAGGGCCTCCTGGGAATTCTCAAGCCGATCCAGAAGGCGTTCCGGGATATTTTCCCGGCCAAGACCGGCGAGGACCTGTTCTTCCTGACCAACAAGCTCGTCGAGTTCACCAAGAAGCTCATCCCGGCCAAGGACACGATGGACCTTATTCAGAGGACCTTCAGGGGTCTCTTTGCGGTGGTTCATATCGGTCTGTCGGTGTTCAAGGAAATCATCGGGCTGTTCTTCGATCTGCTGGGGGCTTCGAACAAAACCTCCGGGGGATTTCTCCGATACACAGCCAAGTTCGGCGACATGCTCACGGCTGCGGACGAGTTCCTCACCAAGGGTGGGGCTCTCCACGCCTTCTTCAAGACGCTCGGTGCGGTGCTCAAGGTGCCGCTCGCGCTTATTTCTGATCTCGCCAACGCCATCAAGCGCCTGTTCGGAGCTGGTGGCACGGATGAGACGAGCAAGTTCTCCGATGCCATGGGCGATGTCGGTGCGTCACTCAAGCCACTGGCTGGAATCGCTGACAAGGTTACTCGTGCCTGGGACAAGCTGAAGGACATATTCTCGGGTGTGGGTTCAGTCGTCGAGCCCATCGTCTCCAACGTTGCCGACGCTCTCAAGGGACTCGGTGCCGCCATCTCGGACGCTTTCAAGAACATCGACGTGGACAAGGTCCTTCTGGGTCTCCAGACGGGTCTCCTCGCGGCGATTGTCCTATATCTGAAAAAGTTCCTCTCAGGCGGAATAAAGGTCGACGTAGGGGGAGGGTTCCTCGGGAAGATCCGAGAGGCTCTGGAGGGCCTTACGGGCACTCTGAAGGCCGTTCAGAAGAACCTCCAAGCGGGAACGCTGCTCAAGATCGGTGCGGCCATCGCCGTACTCGGTTTGGCGATTCTGCTGCTCTCGACCATCGATCCCGACAAGCTCAAGAAGGCTCTGGCGGCAATTGCTGTGGGACTCGGCGAACTCGTCGGAGCCATGGCGCTCCTCACTAAGATCGGAGGGGTAGGGGCATTCATCCAGCTTCCGATCATGGCGGCTGGGATGGTGCTGCTGGCCACCTCACTCGTCATCCTCGCAGGGGCCATGAAGATCTTCGCCACGATGAAGTGGGAGGAGATCGGTAAGGGCCTCGCTGGCGTGGCTGGAGCACTCGTTGCGGTGGGTGCCGGTATGAAGACCATCGGAGCAACACGCATTATTCCGATGGCGGCTGGGCTGATCCTCCTTGGTGTGGCGCTAAACATCATTGCTGCGGCGATGAAGATATTTGCCACCATGAAGTGGGAGGAGATCGGCAAGGGACTCGTTGCTATCGCTGGTGGTTTGACCGCCATTGGCATCGGCACTCTGCTCATGGGTCCGTCGCTCATATTCATCGGTCCTGGACTGATCGCTGCAGCATTTGGCGTGACCGTCTTGGCCGGTGCCGTCGCTCTGTTCGGCAAGATGGACCTCAAGACGCTCGTCAAGGGCATTGTTGGGGTGGCGGCAGCTGTGGTCGTGTTGGGGCTTGCCCTGCTGGCCATGCCGCCCGGTCCATATTTGCTTGCTCAGGGTGCTGGGTTGGTCGTAGTGGCGACGGGTATCGGCATTCTTGCCGGAGCGTTGGCTGTCATGGGGAAGATCAAGCTGTTCAACCTCGTGAAGGGCCTCGCGGCGCTCGCAGCTTCGTTGGTGATTCTGTCCGTGGGCCTCACGCTCATGGCCGGGACACTTCCGGGCTCGGTTGCCCTCCTGGCAGCTGCTGGTGCGTTGGCCATCTTGGCCCCGACGTTGGCGTTCCTCGGGACGCTGAAGTGGGGGACCATATTCAAGGGCCTGGCGGCAATCGCCTTGGTCCTTGGCACCATCGCAGTCGTGGGATTGATTGCGGCTCCGGCGCTTGCGGCGCTGGGTCTTGCGTTGATTCCGCTTGGTGCTGGCCTGCTCCTCATCGCCGGTTCCATCTACGTGGCATCAGCAGGGCTCGCTCTGCTCGGTGAGCAAGGACCTAAGGTAGTGACCGCCATATCCTTGGCGATCACCGCTTTGGTGACCCTCCTTCCGACTCTGGTGATCAACTTCGTCAAGGGGTTGGTTGCCATCGTGGAGGAGATTGCCAAGGTGGCTCCGCGGGTTGCCCTTGCTCTTGGCGTGATCATCGACACCATATTGGCAACCATCATCGAGGCCGCTCCCAAGGTGGCCGAAGCGGTGGGGGCTCTAATCACCGCGTTTGTCGATGTGGTGACTTTGCATTCGGCAGAACTCATTGCGGCAGGCTTCAGGTTGCTTCTGAATTTCCTCACAGGGATTTTGAACAACGTGGGCAAGATCGTGGACACGGTAGCCACCATCGTGATCACATATTTGAACGCTCTGAAGAACAAACTGCCCGAGATCATCACCTCGGGTGCAAACCTCATCGTTTCATTCCTGAAGGGGATCATCAACAATCTCCCGAGGGTTGTGGCAACGGTGGCGACGGTCATTACGACGTTCCTCACCGAAGTCACGAAGAGGTTGCCGAAAGTCATCGCCAAGGGTGCGCAGCTCATCGTCCCCTTCCTCAAATCCATCGCCCAACGCCTGCCCTCGGTTATCGCCGCGGGTGTGCGTGTCATCGTGAAGTTCATCGATGGCATTGGCGACGCTCTGCCGAAGATCCTTGCGGCAGGAGTTCGAGTGATCAAGAAGTTCATGAACGGGATCGCTCAGGCGGTTCCGGACCTGGTTGACGCCGGGTTCAAGGCAGTAATCAAGCTTCTCAACGGCATCGCCAAAGCAATTCGGGACAACGACGACCAGCTCCGCGCTGCGGGTTGGAATATCGCTTCCGCAATCATCGACGGCATGCTCGGGGGCTTCAAGGATCTGTGGCACAAGGTGGAGGACCTCGCGGACGGACTAGCAAAGAAGTTGCCGGGTCCGTTCAAGAAGGTTCTCGGTATCCATTCGCCTTCCAGGGTCTTCGCCGAGATCGGTAGACAGACCATGGAGGGCCTTGCCATCGGTCTGGAAGACGGTGGTGCTGAGCCAGTGGCCCTCGCAGAAGATGTGGCCAAGGGAGTCGTAGACGCGGTCAGCACGGTGCCCGACACGTTGAACGGCCTCATTGATCTGGACCCGACGATCAAGCCGGTTCTGGATCTGTCTCAGGTGGAAGCAGGAGCGAAGAAGATGGAGGATCTCACCACCACCGCTCCTGTGGTGGCAACGCTTTCGACGGCGCAAGCTCAGAGCATTTCTTCGGATGCCAATGCGGCCCAAGCTGCGGCAATCGCCGCTGCTCAGGCTCAGCAGCAGGTGGTCCCGAAGATCGAGTTCAATCAGACGAACACGTCGCCGGAGTCGTTGTCCGATACCGAGATCTACCGCCAGACAAAGAACCAGCTAGGCCAGCTGAAGAAGGTGCTCGGCTTGCCGAACGCCTTGCCATACGCGGTCTAGTCAAGCGTGGGACCTCGGGGGCATGGGTCGCGGATCCTCCTCCTCGCCTGCCCTCGGGGTCACCACATATTTCGAAAGGAGGCATGAAGCGTGATCACAAAGCTCGAGCTGTTCTCTCCTCAGCCGGATGCGCCGGTTCTTCCGCTGGGCGGCTTCATGCCAAGCAACGATCCGGTTCAAGTGCGCAACATCGAAGGACTGGGTCCGGTCAAGGCCGACGTGACCTCGGTTCCGCTTGCCACCGGCAGGGGAGAACGTCCCCAGGGTGTCTCCACACCCAAACGCAACATCGTCTTGACTCTGGGGCTCAACCCAGACTGGGAGGACCAGACGGTGTCATCTCTTCGTCAGCTGCTCTACGCATATTTGATGCCTGAGCAGTGGGCCAAGCTCCGGTTCTTCTCGGACCACCTTCCCACGTGTCAGATCGAGGGAACCGTCGAGAGCTTTGAGCCCGACATGTTCAGCCAAGATCCCGAGGTACAGGTCTCGATTCTCTGCTACAACCCGGATTTCGTCGACGTCGATCCGACGGTCATCACCGGCTTGGTGGACGACGGAACCATCGAGAACGTGTTCACATATTTGGGCACGGTCGAGACGGGCTATGAGCTTCGGGTGGAGTCCACCGAGGACAACCTGGACTACACAGGGCCCTTGACTCTCACCACAACGGCCTGGGGAGTGGAGACCACCTATGAGGTGGATCCGGTCACCATCGACGCGACGACATATTTCAAGATCAACAGCGTCAAGGGTCTTCGTCGTGTTCAGTCCATCGAAGTGGTGGACGGTACGCCTACCAACCTGCTCGCGGCCGTCAGTGACGGTGCCATCTGGCCATATTTGAAGCCGGGCGAATGCTCGTTCAAGATCGAGGCCACCGAGAACGATCAGGCCTGGACTCTGGCGTACTTCAACCGATTCGGCGGCCTCTAGTGGATATTTACACGCTGAACGAGAACTTCATCGCTCAGGAGACGGTCGACGAATACGTCTCAGCCATCTGGACCGAGCGGTACACAGACGCGGGAGACTTCCAGATCGTGGCTCCAGCGACACCCAGTACCCTCGCGAAGTTGAAGGAGGGGACATTCTTGGCCCTAAGAGGGACCAAGGAGATCATGCGGATCGACACGGTGTCCATTGAAGATGGTCTGGCAACGGTTATCGGCCGGAGCCTTATCGCATTTTTGGACGAACGCATGGCGTGGTTCAAGAACCCGAACTACGACTCGACCGACGATCCCGCTTTGATCGTGGATCTGACCAGAGACGACATGGATCCGAGCGAGTTCATCGCAGAGGCCGTGTTCGCCATGGCTATCGATCCTTCGGCTTACACGGGGCTCTACGCTTCGGCAAATCTCGAGTGGGATCTCGAGGTGATTCCGGGGCTCGAACTTGGCCCCGTGGATACATCTCTGGCCGCTAAGAAGCTAACCCTTGTCACAGGTCCCCTGTTCACCGCTATTCAGCAGGTGGCAGCCAAGGAAGGGGTTGGCATTACGCTCTATCTGGAATCCGCTGATGCGGAAACCGGATACGTCCTGAAGTTCTCCACTTACTTGGGGAAGGACCGAACGAGCACCCAGAGCACATATCCTCTGGTGAGGCTTGATCCAGATCAGGATTCACTCGACAACATCAAGTCGGTGAACTCGATCATCAACTGGAAGAACACGTGTTACGTGTACTACAAGGGGATCATTTCGACTCACTATGAGGATCCGCTGTCTCCACCCGAAGGGTTCAATCGCCGGACCATCATCACCGATCCGGAAACCGAACCTGTTGGGCACAAGGTAACCATCACTCGTCCTTACCAGGAAGGTGGGGGTACCTACACTACTACGGTGGTGGACTCTGGAGACATTGCGGCGTTCAGGGAGCAGAACGCAAAGGATGCACTCGCGAATCACAACTATATTCGTGCCATCGACGGGGAGACCAGCCCCATCAATGACTACACCTATGGAGTGGACTACGCTCTGGGTGATGTCATCGAGCTGAAGGACCTTCAAGGGAAACTCAGCAAGGCGCGTATTACTGAGTACATCCGTTCTCAGGACCGAACCGGGTACAAGGAATACCCAACTATTTCGGTCGTAAACGCCGAAGAATAGTAGGGAGGGGGGAGATGAACAAAGAGCAGTATGAGGCCTGGTCTCGAGTCATAGCTTTCACTTTGAAGCTAGTCGGGATACTGGGCATCATATTTGTGCCTGTGTTCTGGGCTTTGACCGGACGCATCGAATTAGCCTTCCTCCCTTTCTTCGGCACTTTGGCGGGAGTTGGACAAGGGCTCGACGTACTCAAAGAAATTTCCCAATCGAAGGGAGGCCGGATACCTGATGACAGCGAATAACCGGCTTTGGTTGATCGCAGCTCTGATCATCCTGTCGGCGGGATACGCACTTCTGGTCAAGAAGGATCCCGGTGTGGCCGCCGCTATTGCCTCAGGGTACGTAGCCATATTGCTCACTGGAGTCGCCCTCCTCAACCTCTGGAAGAAACCATGAGTGAGCACACGCCGGAAGAGCAGTTCCCCCATCCGCCAGAGCGGCGCAAGGGGTACACAGAGATCAAGCAGACGATCGATCATCGCATGGCATATTTGGAGGATTGCTTCTCCAGATGGCTCCGTCGCGGATTGATTGCGTTCTCCATCATCGGTACCGCATGCTTTTTCGCTCTGTTCGGGTTCGGTCTTATTCTCCACAACCAGTCGAAGACTGATGGAGAGATCAAGGCGCTTGCCCTCGGAGCGAACCTGCAGTCGCAGACCGCCATCGAAGCGACCCTCAACAAAGAGAAAATCTGCGCTGACTCATCGGACGTCGGTCCGTGCCGCGCGCTGTTCGAGCGCTTGTCCCGATCGGTAACCGAGGAACAGAGGTACCGACTGGGGTGCGCGGCCATCAAGAACCTCGAGGGCCCCACCGCGGAGTCCCTCAGGAAAGAGAATCCTAGATGCAGGAGGTGAATATGACCGAAGGGGAGAAGACCTTCTTCACGCACTACGTCGAGTACATCGACATGCGGCTGAGAAGGTTCTTCAAGAAGCTGTTGATCATCTTCGCCTTACTCGGCTTTACCAGTGCCGTCGCGATCTACTACATCGCCAAGATCTCAGCACAGAACCACGAGGCTCTGTGTGCTCAGAAGTTCCAGGCGGCTGATCAGATCAAGCAGACGGAAGACTTCATAATGGAGCATCCGGAGGGGTTCGCTGGTGTAGGCCCATCTGTACTACGACGAGGGTTGATCGGTCCTAAACGGACGGTGATCGCCCTCAAGGACGTGAACTGTGAGCGATAGAACAGCTCACAACCTAGCGAGGCTGATCATCATCGGCATGCTGGTTCAGCTGCTGGTGATCGGCTACGTCTTCTACTCGTCATACCAGGGGCGCGTTGCGACTGTGAAAGCGCAGCGAGCGGGATGCGAGCGCAGCAAGAAGGACCGACTCGCCAACGCTGATTTCCAGCAGGCGCATCGGAGATACATCGACAAGGTCGTCTTGGCGAAGTCCGTAGAGGAAGACGTCAAGAAAGCGGCTCGGGAGGCCGTGAAGACATACAACCGTACTTCGGCGGAACTAACAGGAAGATCTCTGATCAACTGTGCCGAGGCATTTCCGAAAGCGAGACTCATTCCATGATCACCGGCAAGTGGTATGACCGGCTCAAGTGGCTGGCCCAGATCGTTCTTCCCGCGGTGGGTGTCCTCTACGTCACCCTCGCGGCCCTGTGGGATCTTCCCAAGCCCCAGGAAGTGGCAGGGACCATCCTCGCGGTGGACACCTTCCTCGGCGTGATCCTCGGCATCAGCCAGGTCAAGTACGCCAAGGCGGACGAACGGTTCGACGGAACCATGGTCGTGAACCAAGCCGGTGATGGCACCGGCACCGTGGACCTCAACTTGAAGCCCGAGAGTCATCCCGAGAAGCTGGCTCAACAGAAGGAAGTCGTCCTCAAGGTCCAGAACAAGCCCTTGGCCGTGGCATCACGGCACAGGACCGGCAAGCGCCGCCCGAGGGGGTGAACACATGCACGAGAGAAGTCCTCTCTACTGGATCGTCGTCCTGGTCTTTCTTCTGGTCCTGATCGCGGTAGCTTTCGCGGTCATCGACCGGATCTAGTGGGTCGCAAGCCATACATGGCTTGTAATAGAGACCTACTAGAAAGGACGTAATGTTCAACCAACCAAAGCCCAAGTCAAGAACCCAAAGGGAGATCGACCGCCTGGCGCTTGCGCTTGGTGACCATCAGCCGACGTCAGACGAGTATGGCAAGATCCTCGACAGACTGAAGGAACTGCACAAGATCGAGAACGACAACACTCCCGATCCTGTCAGTGCCAACACGAAAGCGACGATTGGAGCCAACCTCGTCGGCATCCTGATGATCATCAACGCCGAGCACCTCGGAGTCATATCCACCAAGGCTCTTGGCCTATTGACCAAGGTTCGGTAGAACGACACCACCTTCCAAGAGTGTCGAAGCCTAGACCCCATACACGGGGTTTAGGTTTCGCCGCTCACGGATTATATTTTTGTCCTGCAAACTCGCATGTTTTACATGCACTATAATAGAGACCTACTACTAAAGGAAACAAAATGACCATCACCCTCAGCACCGACCCGATCGTCGCTACTACGACCACTGCTGCGTGGCTCGTCAAGGAACTCACAATCGCCAAGATTGAGAAGACCAAGACGAACCACCAGGAGCGGAAGTACGAGCGCAAGATCCGGAAGAGCCAGAAGAAGATCGGCCCTTACATCCCGTAAGTACAAGACTTCAAAAAAGGGAGAATCCACACGGATTCTCTTTTTTCTCGCACGGTTTACATGGTCTATATAGAACCCACAACCAAGGAGAACCATGTTCAACCTCGCAGTTGTCGCCGCCAACCTCGTCCTCTGGACGCACAACGCGGTGATCCTTGCGCACTTTGCAAGCTAACCCCCATCAGGTTCCATAAAAGAATCGCAACAAGGACGTTGCCTTTCTTTTTTCGCATGAAATACATGGCCTGTAATAGAGACCTACTACACCTCAACGAAAGGCCGTTATGCCGATCAATGCCGTAATCAGTATTGGCTGTTTCGCCATCTCGAACGCTCTGCTCCACCATCAGAACCGTCAGCTCCGCCAGAAGAACCGCGCCCTCGCGCAGGTTGTCGATGCGGACCACGACGTGATCCGACTGCTGGCTCAGAAGATCGACGATGCCGGAATTCAGCTGGACGAATTCGACAACATCGCCCTAGCCACCATCGCCGAGAAGCTCGATCTCTAAAGCAAGGAGCCCTACATGGGCTCTAAGCTTTGCCTCGCAAGAAAAACCTTTCCTATAGTAGAAGAGTGCCAACGTATGTTGGTACAGAGCCCTCCTTACGGAGTTTGCTCATCTTCTATTTTTTCTGCCCACCTAATAAAGGAGTTCCAAGCTGTGCAGCAGAAGTCCAAGAAGCAGACGTACCCCGTCACGTTGATCTACAGCGGTGGCGGAGAGAAGACCATCATGGTCAAAGCGACCTCTCCGGAGCAGGCGGAGAAGCGTGCGCTCAAATTCAACCCTTCGGCAGTAGGAGTCAAATGAAGAACCGCAAAGTTGTTGTCTCCCTCGAGAAGACGCCGAAGGACCCGCTTGACGTCCTTGACGAAGAGCCCAAGCTGACCACGGAGCAGAAGGTTGATCTCGTCAAGGAGATCGGTTGCTTCGCCGCAGGACTGTATTTCTTCAAGGTGGGAACCGATGCGTTCTTCACCATCATCGTCCAAGCCGCAGCGAAAGGTTTGAAGTGAAGGTCGTCTACGAGAACACCGTCAAGGTCCGGAAGCCCTACGGCTGTCTGGGCTTTCTGGGAGACCTCATCATGGTCTTCCTCACGGGTGGGCTGTGGCTCATCTGGATCTTCGTCCGAGAGATGCGCCGTCGATGACGGGTTCTTTCTGGCTGGATCTCCTCATCTTCACCGTCTACGGAATCATCAGTGGACGGCTCACGTTGTTTCTCTACCACTGGAGGAACAAGCACGAGCAGCGTCGTTTCGTGATGCTGCTGAACGTCCATTTCCCGGATGCCGAGCTGACCTACGTGACAGCAGAAGGCACCGAGAAGCAAGCCCTCGAAGCCCTCAAACGAAAGATGAGGGAAGGAGAAGATCAGAAGTGAAGAAGATCCTGTTTTGCCTCGTGCTGATCGTCGCTTTGGCGTTCGGTGCCGTCAAGGCCATGTCGGCCGAGGCATATCTGCACGTCGCCAACGCTCAGAACTACGCCCGGGCTCACGTCTGGCGGACGTTCTGCAACTACAACTGCCTGTCGTATCCATCGGCGACGGGCTGGTACCAGCGCATCAACAACAACTACGTGCGCGTGGAAATCCTGGCTCGAAAGAGCGGTGCCGGGAACTGCTACCGCGTCTTCGCGGTGAAGGGCAACGATGGATCGGAGTACATCAGCACCGACGGCTCTGCGCCGTACTACGCCTGTCAGTAACCAACAAGATCGAGAGGTTCCGTTGTTCCAAGATCTCGCCCGTACGGGCGCTCATTTCCTAAAGACCAATGCCCCGGCTCTACTCACAGGGGTCGGTGTCGTCGGAACCGCAGGTACTGGCATCCTCGCCGCTCGCGGAGCGTTCAAAGCAGCCAAGCTGGTCGACGCTGAGGAGCGTAAGGTCCGTTTGGAACAGGACGGACTCGGGGGACTCGATTCCCTCGACAAGGTCAAGCTCGCTTGGCCTCTGTTCCTGCCTGCCGCTGGGACGGGCTTGCTCACCATCACGTCCATCGTGGCGGCACATCGGGTGAGCTCTTCCCAGGTGGCTGCGATGGCCACGCTGTACGGACTGACCGACGAGCGGTTCAAGGAATACCGCGAGCAGGTCGCCAAGCAGATGGGCATCACCAAGGAACAGAAGGTGCAGGACGCAACGCAGGCCCAACTTCTCAAGAAGAACGGCGGCTACGCGAACATCGTCCTCGCAGAAGGCGACGTGATGTGCTACGACGCATATTCCGCGAGGTACTTCCGCAGCAGCATGGAGCGGATCAAGAAGGCCGAGAACAAGCTCAACGCGGAGATCTTCCACCACGACTACGTCAGCTTGACCCAGTTCTACGAGGACATCGGGATCGAGCAGACGGGATTCTCGGACGAAGTGGGCTGGAACACCAACCACGCGCCGATCGAGATCAGGTACACGACGGAGTTCACTCCGGACGACAAGCCCTGCATCGCGATCGACTTCAACGTGGGGCCCAAGACGGACTACAACCGGATCTGGTAGATGTTCCGGTTTCTCACCGGCGTCGGGGTTGGCATCTTGCTGTGTCACCCCGAAGCCGTCACCAAGATCATTCTGGACGTCAAGGAGAAGCAGGCCGACGCGAAGCGTGAGCTGGTCGAGAACAGCAAGATCATCGAAGCGGATCTACAGGCATTCCTGAAGAATAATCCGCCTAAAAAGAACAAGGAGAAGTGATATTCATGGCCACCACCAACACCGCTGCTGCGAAGCAGGCAGGCAAGGCCGCCGCGAAGTCCCCGAAGGTCGCCAAGGTCGTCGTCGAGGAGACCACGAAGGTCGGCGTCTCGGAGCTCGTCAAGAAGGTCAACGGGCAGAACGTGCTGATCCTGGCCGTCGGCGTCGGCGCCACGCTCGCCGTCAACCGGCTCCGCGGCCTGTACCTGGCCACGAAGGCCAAGGCCGACAACACCGACACCCCGAACGAGGGGCACCGCGAGTCGATCGCGTAGTGCCGACTCTGCGTCTTCCGACTGCGAGGACGCGATGGGTCTGGATGATCGAGGACGACCGTGCACGACTTCTCATTGAGGTCGACGCGGTCGTCTTCGTCAACCAAAAAACGGGATGGGTTGTGTACTCCAAGACCCTTCCTGAGAAGCCCCTCGCCCCAAGCGGTCTCCCGAGGGAACCAACCGATCATGTCGCCGAACTGGATGACTTCTGGATCGGCGTCACCCCTGTCGGAGGGCGGCTCGAGGATCTCTCGAAGCCCATATCCGAAGAGCAGTACCGACCCATGCCCCACGACCAGGAGCCCATCTAGTGCTCAAGAAGACCGTGCAGTACGAGAACTTCGAGGGCCAGCAGGCTTCCGAAACGTTCTACTTCCACATGTCGCAGGCAGAGCTGCTGCGCTGGGAGACCGAGCTCGAGCCTCACGGAGGTCTCGGGCAGTACTTCACCACCGTCATGGAGTCCGGTGACGGCGGCAAGATCATGGCCCTCATGGAGGACCTGATCGCCAGGGCCGTGGGCAGGAAGTCGCCCGACGGTTCCCGGTTCGAGAAAACCGAGGAGATCCGTTCGGACTTCCGTTCCTCGCTGGCCTACGACGAGCTCTTCATGGGCATCGTCACCGACCCCGAGGCGGCGGCCGAGTTCCTCAACGGCATCGTGCCCAAGCAGCTTCTCAAGAACGTCGAGAAGCTGTCCAAGCTCGAGGAGGTCAAGGCCAACGTGGAAGCTCGCCAGCAGGGAGAGCAGTCGGAGCCCAAGCCCATGGAGCCGCCGACCGAGCCCGTCGTCGACCCGGCTCAGGGTGGCAACGTGTTCAACATCGGCGAGGGTCCGCGCCATATCTCCGAGAAGGAGATGCGGGAGATGGACCACGACGAGCTTGTGAAGGGCCTGGCCGAGGGCAAGCTGATCCTCGACTACCGCTCGGAGTAGCAGAAGGGCTGGGGTGCGCATAGCCCTTGACAAAACGCACATTCACCTCGCACAAAATACAACGCTTATAATAGAGACCTACTACAACCCTCAAGTTAGGAGTTATTCAAATGACCAAGCGTGAACTCGCTAAGGATGTCGCCTTCGGCGCCACCTCCGTCGCAGTGACTTCCGCTTCCAACCACGCCCTCGAGGCCACCACGGACATCGATACTGACGCCACCAGCGTCAGCGTCGGGACCACCGTGGTCGGCATCGTCGTCGCCTGGAAGCTGAAGCCGCTCACCGACCGAGGTGTCGACCGAGTCGCCAACACCTTCAGCGCCATTCGCACCGCCCGTCGCGAGAAGAAGCTTTCCAAGCAGGAGACCGAGTAGTCCAAGGGAGAATCCATATTCATGGGTTCTCTCTTTTTCTCTTTGAGTCTTAGGACTCACTAATCATCGGAAAGGAACCATGAGCGAATTCCCACCCAACAGCAAAACGGCGAAGGCCGGGGCTCGTGAGCCCAAGAAGATCGAGCAGGTCGCCTCCGCCAAAGCTGTCAAGCGGCGGAAGCCGCTGGGTCGACGCTTCTCGGAGGTCTTCATCGGTGGCGACGCCAAGTCCGCGGCGGGTTACGTCGGACACAACGTCGTCGTTCCCGCGATTCAGCAGCTCCTGCTGGAAACCGGACGCACCATGCTCGAGCGGATCATCATGGGCGACCGTGCCCCACGTCCGTTCACGACGCCAACCGGCTATAGCCAGACGAACTACCAGGCGCGTAGCCAGACCATGCGACCCCAAGGGCCGCCCACCACTTCCCGTCCTGCACGAGCACGTCACAGCTTCGACGAGCTGGTGCTGGACAACCTGCAGGGTGCCGAAGAGGTCATCGACCGCATGCTCGACATCCTCTCCCAATACGAGGTCGCCACGGTGGCGGACTTGTATGAGCTCGTCGGGTTCAGTCCCCAACACACCGACCACAAGTGGGGGTGGACCGACCTGCGCGGAGCGTCCGTCGCGCGAGTTCGGGGTGGCGGATATTTGCTCGACCTCCCCCAGCCGAAGGCGCTGGACTAGGTCATGCATCTCAACGAGCTGAAGAAGAAGATCTCAGCGGCTCTGCCCGAGGATCACCCTCTGCAGAAGGATGTGGAGGAGTTCCAGGCGGAGCCGCACACCGAGCTGGTCCATATCCTCGAGATGATCGGGGACTGGAAGCGCGGTATCCGGGACTGGTCGGAAGTCCAGGACGTCATCGACAACATCGAAATCGAGTAGGAGACCCTAATGAGTCTTATTCCCACCGCGATCAGTAGAAAGGTTGCGGAAGTTGGCCTGCAGGCCAGCAAGAACGCGCCTTCTCTGCTGTTCGGGGCGGGCGTCGTCAGCATGGTCGGGTCAACCGTCCTGGCGTGCCGCGCCACCCTCAAGCTGGAAGCCGTCCTCGACGAGGCCAAGTCGGATCTCGACATGGCCAACACCGTCCGTGAGGACGTCCCCGAGAAGTACTCGGAGGAAGATCGTCAGCAGGACCGCGTCGTCATCATCGTCCGCACCACGGGCAAGATCCTCAAGCTGTACGGCCCGGCCATCGTGGTGGGTGCCGTGGGCATCGCCTGTCTCGCCAAGGGCAAGAACATCCTCCAGACGAGGAACGAAGCACTCGCTGCCGCATATGTGGCAGTGGACTCCGCGTTCCAGCAGTACCGGGGACGCGTCATCGAGAAGTACGGCGAGGACGAGGACCGCGAGCTGCGGTACGGCTCGGAGGAGCGGGAGGTGTGGGACGAGGAAAAGGGAAAAATGGTCAAGGCGACCACCGTTCCCTGGGAGGCGCCCTCGCAGTATGCGCGATTCTTCGACGAATTGGCCGACTGCTGGCAGCGCAATCCCGAGTACAACCTCACGTTCCTCAGGTGTCAGCAGAACTACGCCAACGAGAAGCTCCAGGCGAAGGGCTACCTGTTCCTGAACGACGTCTACGACGCCCTCGGGCTGGAGAGGAGTCGAGCTGGGCAGGTCGTCGGCTGGGTCCTGGATGGACCCAACAGCGACGGCTTCATCGACTTCGGGATCTGGGATGGAGGGAATCCCAAGGCCCGAGACTTCGTCAACGGCCGGGAGGGGTCAATCCTTCTCGACTTCAACGTCGACGGTCCCATTGAGTTCATCCTCGGCGAGGGCGAGAACGATGACATGAAGCGCCTGCAAGGGGGGAGCAACTGATGGCCGAACTGGTCGAGGCCGCTGAGGCCACCGAGGAGGTCATCAAGCTGGCGTTCTCAAGCCGGTCCTTCGGGATGGGCTTGGTCGCTGGTGCTGCCATCGGCGGTGCCGTCGCGTACGTGTACCTCGAGAAGAAGATGCGTCTGAAGATGGACGCCATCATCGAGGCCGAGGTTAACGAGATGCGCGAGCACTACCGCAGCAAGGAGATCGCTCGGCAGGAGAAGCCCAAGCTCGAAGCCATCGTGCAAGAGCAGGGCTACGTGCCTCCTCCGATTCCTGCGAAGGAGACGATCATTCCGGTCAGCGACCAAGAAGGCGAGGCAATCGCCGAGGTCGTGCAACAGAACGTCTTCGAGGAGCACGCGGAGACGGTCGTCGAGGAGTGGGACTACGAGTCGGAGGTGAAGTTCCGCTCGCCCGAGATTCCGTACGTCATCCACGTCGACGAGATCGAGGAGTTCCCCGAGATCGAGTGCGTGTCATGGACGTACTACGAGGGGGACGAAGTCCTCGTGGACGCTCGGGAACAGCCAGTCACCGAAGTGAACCAGACGGTCGGGCTGGAGAACCTGGACAAGTTCGGGCACGGATCCAACGATCCGAACCTGGTCTATATCCGGAACGTCAAGCTCGGCATGGAGTTCGAGATCACCCGATCCGAGGGCCGGTATGACCAGGAAGTCCTCGGGCTCGAGCACGCTGACGAGTCGGCGCGAAGGAGAAAGAGGGTCCGCTTCGACGATGAGTAGCCAGCTGGCGGAAGCATATTTCCACTGGCTGGTTGCTCAAGTCGAGATCGATCGGAACCGGGACTACGAAGATGTCCTGGGGATGATGCATGAAACGGAGTTCGTCTGGTTTGTATTGGGCGATGACAATCGCTTGATGGACGGACTGGCTTTGCGTGGGGAGTTCCTTAGAGGCGGCCCAGCCTTTGAGGAGCTCTCCACGATGCCGTGCTCGGTTCTCGAAGTAATGATCGGCCTATCACGGCGGATGGCCTTCACCGTGGGAGGCACCGCTGAGGGTTGGGCATGGCAGTTCATGCTCAACCTCGGACTCGAAAGATATTCGGATCCGCTCACGAAGTTCAAGCGGGGGAAGGTGGAGGAGATCTTGCAGTCTCTCGTCTACCGGAACTACGCCACGGATGGATCGGGGTCGTTCTTCCCGTTGCAGGACCCAGATGACGACATGACCCAGATCGAAATCTGGTACCAAATGGCTGCGTACATCGACGAGATACTCCCTGAATAGTTAGGAGGTGATAGTGGACTTCTTTAGGATTGGTCAAAAAGAAGATGCGAAGGGCCGGGTGACGTTGTTCCCGGACTTCCGAGTCGTCAAATCCAGAGATCTGATGGTTCAGGGAGGAAAATTCTACGCCGTGTGGGACGAGGGAGCCGGTTTCTGGTCTCGCGATCCATTCGACGTAGCGCGTCTCGTCGATGCGGAGCTGACAGAGGCGGAGAAGCAGTACCAACCATATTCCGTGAAGTGGATGAACAGTTCAGCCACCGGAACGTGGGACAAGTACATCAAGTACCTGAAGGGGATGCCGGACAGCTGGCATCCGCTGGATTCCAAGTTGGCCTTCGCCAATACGGAGCTGTCTCAGCGTGACTACGCCACCAAGAGGCTGCCCTACTCTCTGGAGAAGGGCGATATTTCGGCGTGGGACGAGTTGCTTGGCACGCTGTACGGTGCTGATCAGCGCGACAAGATCGAGTGGGCCATTGGCTCGATCATCGAAGGGGACAGCAAGAGGATCCAGAAGTTCTTCGTCTTCTACGGATCCGCAGGCACCGGTAAGTCCACGGTCCTGCACATCATCCAGCAGTTGTTCCAGGGATACACGGCGAGCTTCGACGGTAAGGAGCTTGGTAGCAGCAACGCCAGCTTCGCCATGGAGCAGTTCCGGCACAATCCTTTGGTCGCTATCCAGCACGACGGCGATCTGAGCAGGCTGGAGGACAACACTCGTCTCAACTCCATCGTCTCCCACGAGGAGATGACGGTGAACGAGAAGTTCAAGTCGCCGTACACCACCCGAATTGACTCGATGCTGTTCATCGGGACCAACCAGCCGGTGAGGATCTCAGACGCCAAGTCGGGTCTGCTTCGCCGACTGATGGATATTCATCCCACTGGGGTGAGGTTCGGGCCCAAGAAGTACGATGCTCTCATGGCTGCGGTTGGTAAGCAGCTGGGAGCCATCGCGTACCACTGTCACCAGCGATATCTCGAGATGGGTCGGTCGTACTACCAGCATTACCGCCCTACCGAGATGATGTTCCAGACGGATCCTTTCTTCAACTTCGTAGAAGCGCATTACGACATATTCGAGTCACAGGACTTCGTCACGCTGGACCAGGCGTACAAGCTGTACAAGGCGTTCTGCGAGGACACAGGAATCAATCGTCCTCTGCAGCGCCACAAGATGCGGGCGGAACTCGAGAACTACTTCCAAGAGTTCCACATCGAGAAGATGATCGACGGTACTCGCTACCGCTCGATCTACATGGGCTTCAAGGCAGAGAAGTACAAGGAGCCCAAGGAGTTGGAAGAGGGCACATATTCTCTCGTGCTGGAAGAGAAGAAGTCCCTGCTCGATGAGCTCCTGGCTAATTCTCCTGCGCAGTACGCAAAGGAGGATGGCACTCCGCAAAAGCGCTGGGGGAGTGTTCGCACCAAACTAGCAGATATTGACTCGCACAAACTCCACTATGTAAAGGTGGAGGAGTCGCATATCGTGATCGACTTCGACCTGAAGCGACAGAATGGGGAGAAGGCACTTGACCGAAATCTCGAAGCGGCTGCCAAATGGCCCCCCACCTACGCAGAGATCAGTAAATCAGGGTCCGGTGTACATCTACATTACACCTACAGTGGAGATTCATCGCAGCTTGCCACTGAGTACTCTGATGGAATTGAAATCAAGGTGTACCGGGGGGGCGCTGCCCTGCGCCGTCGGTTGTCGAAATGCAACGCAGTGCCCGTTTCGGAGATAAGTAGCGGCCTACCGCTAAAAGAGAAGAAGGAGAAGATGCATAAGGCCAAGGTCATCAAATCCGAAAAGGGACTCAGAGAGCTCGTCGAGCGGAATCTCAAGAAGGAGATCCATCCCGGCACCAAGCCGTCGATCGACTTCATCGAGAAGATTCTCGAGGAGGCCTACGAATCAGGTATGACCTACGACCTGAGGGACATGCGGTCACGCATCACGGCCTTCGCAGTGAACTCCTCGAACCAAAGCGATGCCGCCCTCAAGGCGGTTTCCCGAATGAAGTTCAATTCGGACGATCACGAGGAACTGCCGGGAGCGAAGGAAGCAGAGCCGGAGGGCGAGATCGCCTTCTACGACGTTGAGGTCTACCCCAACCTGTTCGTCATCTGCTGGAAGTACCTAGGGTCGAAGGACGTGGTGAAGATGGTCAACCCGAAGGCGTCTGACGTCGAGGCGTTGTTCAAGTTGAAGCTGGTGGGTTTCTACAACCGCCGCTACGACAACCACATTCTCTACGCGGCCTCAATGGGGGCATCCGCCCCCGAGCTGTTCAAGCTGTCTCAGCGGTTGGTGGAAGGGAACCGTGGCGCAGGGTACGGCGCCGCATACAACCTCTCCTACGCCGACATCTGGGACTTCGCGTCAGAGAAGAAGTCGCTCAAGAAGTGGGAGGTCGATCTCGGGATCCTGCACATGGAGCTCGATATTCCGTGGGACCAGGATGTCCCAGAGGACATGATCGATCAGGTGGTGGAGTACTGCGCCAACGATGTCCGGGCAACCGAAGAAGTGTTCCTCGACCGCAAGGGAGACTTCATCGCACGTCAGATCCTGGCGGAGCTCTCGGGTTTGACGGTCAACGACACTACCCAGAACCACACAGCACGGATCATCTTCGGCGAGGAGAAGAAGCCGCAGAAGGATTTCGTGTACACGGATCTGTCCGAGCAGTTCCCGGGCTACACCTTCGAGTTGGGTAAGTCGTCCTACAAGGGCGAAGACCCGTCTGAGGGTGGCTACGTCTACGCAGAACCAGGGATGTACGAGAAGGTGGTGGAGCTGGATGTCATATCCATGCACCCCGCCAGCATTGAGGCTCTGAACCTATTCGGTCCATACACAAAGAACTTCTCAGACCTCAAGGAAGCACGCGTTGCCATCAAGCAAGGTGACTTCGAGAAGGCCCGGAACATGATGGGCGCTCGACTGGCACCATATTTGACAGAAGAGGACAGCGCGGATCAGCTTGCCTACGCCCTGAAGATCGTGATCAACACGGTGTACGGCCTGACCAGTGCCAAGTTCGACAACCCGTTCCGGGATATTCGGAACCGGGACAACATCGTCGCCAAGCGCGGCGCTCTGTTCATGATCGATCTGAAGCACTGGCTGCAGGAACAAGGTGTGAAGGTCATTCACATCAAGACCGACTCCATCAAGCTGGTGGATATCTCTGGCAAGATGGTCCAGCAGATCAAGGAGTTCGGTCAGCAGTACGGGTACGAGTTCGAGCAGGACGCGTTCTACGAGAAGTTCGTTCTGGTCAACGACGCCGTCTACGTGGGCGGCAACGTCGCGGTCCCCTGGGAAGATGAGTTCCCGGGCTACGTGTGGAAGGCAGTGGGTGCGCAGTTCCAGCACCCGTACGTCTTCAAGACTCTGTTCTCCAAAGAGGCCATCGTGCCGGAGGACTTCTACGAGGCACGCACCGTGGTCAAGGGGGCTATGTATCTCGACATGAGCGAGAGCGACGAGCCCGACGTCACCAAGATGCGCCATATCGGCAAGACGGGACAGTTCGTCCCAGTGGTCGACGGTGGCGGCAAGCTGTACCGCGTCTACGACGGTAAGTACTACGCCGTGTCGCGTACCAAGGGTCACATGTGGATGGAGGCCATCGTCTGGGAAAGCATGGACGACGGCAACGACATCGACATGACCTATTTCGACAAGCTGAAGGACGAGGCTCTCGAGACAATCGAGAAGTTCGGATCCTTCGACGAATTCATAAAGGAGCCCAAGTGAGCGATCAGCTGGGTAGTGTCACCATCCGTGACGCACGGATCATCTTCCGCAACTTCGAGGGGAAGGAGGGTCCGTACAACAAGGCAGGGACCCGCAACTTCGGAGTCGTGCTTCAGCCTGGCGACGCTGAGGCCATGGCCAACGACGGCTGGAACATCAAGCTGTTGGAGCCGAGGGAGGAGGACAAGGAGGAGGGAACGGAGGCCACGCCGTGGCTGCCTGTCGAAGCGGCCTACGACAAGGGTCGCCCGCCCACCGTCGTCCTCATCACCGACCACGGTCGGAAGAACCTCGACGAGGAGACCATCAAGCAGCTCGACTGGGTCGACATCACGAAGATCAACATGATCGTCAACCCGTACACCTGGACGGTCAACGGCAAGTCCGGCGTCAAGGCCTACCTCAAGACCATGCACGTGTGGATCGAGGAGGACGAGCTCGAGCGCGAGCTGGCCGAGATGGAGGAGCAGTCGTGAGCCGCTTTCTCGTCGGCTATCTCGCCGGTTTCTCCTCGGCCGTGGCCGTCGGTGCCGCCTGCGCCTACAAGCTGTGGGGCACGCAGGGGTTCATCGACAAGGTCGAAGAAGAGAAGCGCAACCAGGGGCTGTAGTCGGGACGGCTATGGATAAAACCATCATGACGGTGGTGGCCTGGATCCTCACGATCTGGGCCATCGCCCTCATCCTCGGCAGCATCTACTACCACGTCAAGACCAACCGAAAGTGCAAATGATCCAGACCAAGCGCTACATCAGAAAGCCACTCTTCGTCGATGCGGTGAAGATCACCCCGGACAACTTCGTCGAGGTGGCGGGGTGGTGCCAGGGTGAGATCCGACTGCTCGAGACCGACGCGCTCCAGACCAACGTCAAGGTGGATCCCTCCTCGTCGTACATCCGGGTGCGTGTCCACAATCCGAAGAACCCTCGGCAGACGCAGCTGCGGGTGGGGGACTGGCTCCTCTACACCGACCGCGGCTACAAGGTCTACACCGAGAAGGCGTTCTTCAACTCGTTCGAGGAGGCACCGGAGTCGGTCATGACGGCTCCTGAGAACGCCACCCTGTAGTACAAGCTTGCCCCGACACGGGCAAGGGAGTAGTAGGTCTCTAACCCCCTGGGTCATCGCACGCTACGCGGTGGCTCAGGGGGATGCTCCCTCGCAAGCGATACATCGACTGTAGTAGAGACCTACTACAAGGAGTTTTCATGCCCAACCCGCACATCGCACTGTTGATTCAGTTCACCCAGACCCTCGAGAAGATCGATTACAACCGAGCCCGAATCAGGCAACTGCTAGACGACGAACCAAACGTCTTCCAGATGCCGATCCTGCTCGCTTCCATCGAGAAGCTCGACGAGATCGAAGCTGACGTCGACATCAAGATGTACCAGCAGGCATCGCTCAACTAGTACCAATCTGAAAGAGAATCCACACGGGTTCTCTTTTTTTCTTCAGAAAGGAGGATCATGCCAAAGCTAAGAGAGCATCAGCAGAAAGTGCTGCCTAAGATGCATAACGGCTGCATCCTCTGGGGAGGCGTAGGCTCGGGTAAGTCCATGACGGCGTTGGCATATTACGTCGCGAAGGAATCACCCAAGCAGATCATCGTCATCACAACTGCCAAGAAGCGCGATTCCAAGGACTGGGAGCGCGAGGCAGCCCAGTGGACCATCGGCAAGACGCCGGATGCCACTGCTCACGGTACGCTCATCGTGGACAGCTGGAACAACCTGCACAAGTACATCGCACTAAGAGGATGCTTCTTCATTTTCGACGAGCAGCGACTGGTCGGAGATGGCAAGTGGGTGAAGAACTTCCTCAAGATCGCGAAGGCGAATCACTGGATCATGCTGTCGGCAACGCCGGGTGACACGTGGATGGATTACGTGCCGGTGTTCATCGCCAACGGTTTCTACCGGAACCGAACGCATTTCAAAAGCGAGCACGTGATCTACAAGCCGTTCATGAACTACCCAGTCATATCCCGCTACGTCAACGTCCAACGTCTGGTGAAGTACCGTCACCAGATTCTGGTCAAGATGCCGTATGAGTACGAGACGAAGAGACACCCCATCAACGTCTGGTGCGACTACGATCTGGGCAAGCTGTCAGAGGTGACTAAGGCGCGTTGGAATCCGTACACCAACGAACCGATCAAGAACTCGGCTGAGTTCTTCATGGTCATGCGTAAGGTGGTCAACAGTGACCCATCAAGAGGGAAGCATCTTCTCGAGATTCTCAAGAAGCACAAGAGGGTCATTCTCTTCTACAACTTCAACTACGAGTTGGATTTGATTAGGGCACTGCAACCCCGTCTTGAGCAAGACAGCACTGCCCTTGCGGAGTGGAACGGCCAGAAGCATGAAGAGATCCCAGACAGCGAGAGGTGGCTGTATGTAGTTCAGTACCTGGCAGGGGCCGAAGGATGGGAGTGCACCACTACGGATACGATGGCGTTTTGGAGCCTGACATATTCGTACAAACTGTGGCATCAGGCGCACGGCAGGATCGATCGTTTGAACACTCTCCACCGCGATTTGTACTACTACGCATTACGCAGTAAGGCCCCGATTGACTCCGCAGTGTGGGCTGCGTTGAAGAAGAAGCAGAATTTCAACGAGCACAAGCACGGGAGCGTGTTCCTGCCTGCCGGAGTGTTTCCCGACGAGAACAAGCCAAAAAACGGCTAAAAAACCCTAAAATTACACAGTTACGGGTCAAAACCCTTTTTATATCGCGAACTCAATATCTATTACAAAGTAGATATACTAAATGAAAAATTATAAAAGAGTTGCGACCGTAACTGTGTAATCGAGGAGAAGGAGAAATCGTGGAAGACTGGGCCCGGATCAAGGGCTTCCCTAAGCATAGCGTGAGTGATCTTGGTCGAGTCCGGTATGACACTCACGATCACATCATCCATCCAAGGATGAATCAGTACGGGGGTGTGTACGTTGGCTTGATGCGAAACGGTGTCCAGGTCAATCGTTCGCTCCCGCTTCTGGTGGCAAGCGCTTTCATCAAGAAAGACGTAGACACCTTTGACACGCCGATAAACCTGAATGGGGATCGGGCAGACTGTCGAGCTGACAATTTGATGTGGCGGCCAAGGTGGTTCGCTCGTCGATACAACCGACAGTTCAAATCGGCGCCGCTGTTCCGCATCGATGACCCTGTCTACTGCGTGGACACCGAGGAACTCTTTCCGAATTCTTTCGAGGCCGCGTGTCGCTATGGATTGTTGGAGTCTGACGTGGTCAAGTCCATCGAGCTGATGACGTATGCGTGGCCCACGTATCAGATTTTCGAGGTCCATTAGAAAGTAGATATTGACTCGCACTAAAAACGCACATTGTAATAGAAGATAGAAGATACCTCCCCCTACCTTGCTTCTATTTTTTGCCCAGAAAGGAGGAACATGGCAGAGAACAAGTATCAGGCCGGTTTGATCAAGCGACTCAAGCTTCGCTTCCCCGGCTGCGAGATCCTCAAGAACGATGCCAACTACATTCAGGGGATCGAAGACCTGACTCTGTTGTGGGGTCCGCATTGGGCGACTCTCGAAGTGAAGGATGAGCTCGGCTCTTCTCTTCGTCCCAACCAACGGCACTACATCGAGAAGCACAACGACATGAGCTTCTCTTCCACCATCTGCCAGGAGAACGAAGAGGAGGTGCTGGATGCAATGGAGGCAGCATTCGCATCTCGAGGGGCAACACGCGTTTCTTAGTCCGAGTACTTACCACTGGATAAATTACGATGTGCCAAAACTCAAGTTCCGGTGGAAGACTCTTCGTGCGGCTCTAGAAGGAGTGGAGCAGCATCGCTACGCGGCGATTGCCATCGAAGAACGGGAGATCCAAGATGACGAGACCACTACGCTTGGCCTCTACATCAATCAGTGCATCCAGTACAGGATGCGGCCAGAACAGGTCCTCTACTACTCACCCAACGCGTTTGGAACTGTGGACGCCATTGCTTTCCGATATCGGCGTCTGCGGATCTCAGACCTCAAGACAGGCGTTACCCGGACATCCGAGCATCAGCTGGAGGTATACGCTGCGCTCTTCTGTCTGGAGTACGAGGTAGATCCATTTCGGATCAACATAGAACTCCGTATTTACCAAGACAACGGCTGTCGCACCTATGTAGGTGACCCGGCCTTCATCAAGGGGATCATGGACAAGATCGTTGAGTTCGACAAGATCATCAACACGCTCAGAGAGGAGGTGTCGCAGTGAAGCTTACGGATGAGCAGTACCTGGCTCACTACGGCATCCTTCGTAAGTCAGGGCGTTATCCCTGGGGTTCTGGTGGAAATCAGAGCGCCAGGAACAAATCGTTCCTCGATATCGTTGATGCTCATCGCAAGCAGGATGGCATGAGCGATACCGAGATTGCTCGGGCGTATGGTCTCACCCGTACGCAGCTTCAGGCAGCCAGGACTATTGCTCTGGCCGAGCAGAAGCAAGCGAAGCGGAACATGGCGCTTCGTCTGCAGGACAAGGGGCTGTCCAACGTGAAGATCGGCGAGCGTATGGGTATTCCCGAGTCGTCTGTCCGCGCTCTCCTCAAAGAGGGTGCCGACAAGAAGGCGGAAGAACTTCTGGCCATCTCGGCCATGCTGAAGCGAGAGGTCGACAAGAAGGACATCGTCGATATCGGTATCGGTGTGGAGCGAGACCTCGCTCTTACTGAGAACGTTGCTGCTCGCATCGGCATCTCGAAGGAGCGATTCCAGGCAGCAGTCGCCATGCTTCAGGAGCAGGGATATCAGGTACACACCGTGCCTGTCCCTCAGCTCGGAACTGGCGAGAACACCAAGACCAAGGTCCTGGTGAAGCCTGGGATCACACAGAAGGATGCATTTCTTCGGAGAACCGAGATCCAGCCTCTGCAAGAGAAGACCGAAGACAACGGTCAATCCTGGACAGCAGTCGGTCCGCCCAAGTCGATGTCGTCACGGCGAATCAAGGTCAACTACGCCGAAGATGGTGGAGACAAAGCGGACGGCGTGATGTATATCCGTCCAGGAGCCAAGGGTCTCGACATGGGCGCTGCTCGTTACGCCCAGGTCCGCATCATGGTGGACAGCACTCACTACATGAAGGGCATGGCCGTCTACAAGGACGATCTGCCTGACGGCGTGGATGTGGTGTTCAACACCAACAAGAAGAGAGGCACACCTCTCAAGGCAAAGGACGATGAGGCATCTCAGGTCCTGAAGCCCACCAATAAGGGTCCCGACGGTAAGACTGACATGTCCAATCCGTGGGGCGCTGCCATCAAGGCTGGTGGACAGAAGGGTCACCTGAACATCGTCAATGAGGAAGGCGACTGGGATAAGTGGTCGAAGAACCTTCCTGCCCAGATGCTGTCCAAGCAGCAGCCCGAACTCGCTAAGCAGCAGCTAGCTGTAACACGCGAGAAGAGGATGAAGGAATTCGAGGAACTGAAGGCGCTTACCAATCCGACGATCAAGAAGAAACTCCTCGATACCTTCGCCGAAGAGACCGATTCGGCAGCAGTACATCTGAAGGCTGCAGCTATGCAGCACCAGGCAACCAAGGTGATTCTTCCTATCCCATCCATGAAGGAGCATGAGGTCTATGCTCCTAGCCATCCCAATGGCACGCGGCTCGCGCTAGTGCGATTCCCACATGGTGGTAGGTTCGAGATTCCGGAAGTAACGGTGAACAACCGTAACCCGGAAGCTAAGAAGCTTCTTGGTACCAACGCAACGGACGCCATCGGCATCAACCACAAGGTGGCTGAACGTCTGTCTGGTGCTGACTTCGATGGCGATACGGTGCTTGCGATTCCTAACCCACATGGGAAGGTCAAGAGCGCCCCTCCTCTCGAAGGTCTCAAGAACTTCGATCCCAAGAAGTCGTATCCGCATTACCCAGGTATGGTTGCGATTGATGCAGTGAAGGGTCGCGATCAGAAAGAGATGGGTTACATCACCAATCTCATTGCGGACATGACCATCAAGGGCGCGAATGATTCTGAGCTAGCCCGTGCAGTACGCCATTCCATGGTGGTGATCGACGCTAAGAAACACAAGCTCGATTACAAGCAGAGCTACATCGACAACGGAATCCCTGCCCTCAAGACCAAGTACCAAGGTAGTGCCCGATCTGGTGCCTCCACCCTAATCACTAGGGCTACGGCTGAGCAACGGATCAATGAGCGTAGGGCAGCACGTGTCAGTGAAGGCGGCCCTGTCAACCCCCATACTGGGGAGAAGCAGTTCGTAGAGACAGGCCGTACACGCAAGCTAAGGGATGGCACTGTTGTACCTGTACAGCAGAAGTCCAAGAAGCTAGCTGAAACAAAGGACGCCTTCTCGCTGATCGATGGTGGTGGACAGAGGATCGAGAAGATCTACGCCTCCCACTCTAATGAACTGAAGGCCCTAGCAAACGAGGTACGTAAGGAATCACTACGTACACCAAACCTTGTGCGCAATCCTTCAGCTGCGAGAACATACGCAAAGCAGGTTGCGTCCTTGGATGTACAGCTGAACACGGCCCTCAAGAACGCGCCTCTTGAGAGGCAGGCTCAGGTAGTAGCTAATGCAATAGTCAAGCAGAAGCTACGCAACAAGCCTGACATCGAGAAGGAAGAAAGAAGAAAGATCGAGAACCAAGCTCTTGCTGAAGCGAGAGTTCGTACTGGTGCAGGTAAGAAGCGCATTCGTGTTACGCAAGATGAGTGGGATGCGATTCAAGCAGGTGCGATCAGCAACAAGAAACTCAACGACATCCTCAACAACGCGGATCTAGATGAGATCAAGAAGCTGGCTACTCCACGCACCAAGGTTCTCATGACTACTACCAAGAAGGCTCGCGCCAAGGCCATGCTGGCATCTGGTGCAACTCAGGCTGAGGTAGCTCAGGCGTTGGGTGTCTCTCTAACCACACTGAAGGAAGGGTTGGTATAGGTGTGGCTATGAGTGATACTACTAACAACAACACCAATCTAGATGGTGTGATGGGTACACATGGACAGTACATGCTGTCCACGTACGACAATCCCTTCTCACCATTCACTCAGTTCAAGGAATGGTTTGCGTTTGACGTAGGCCATGGGTACCACACTGCCTCCTTCCTAGACAGGATTGCTATCACTAGCGATCAACTGAGTGAAGCTGACCAGGCACTGGCACTAGAGCAAGCCATGGACGAGATCGTTCAAGAGAACGTTTCAGGGATGTGGAGAAAAGTAAAAGAAAGCGATTACGAAGATCTTTCTGATGATGAAAGCGAGAGCTGATTCGTCGATCGATCTTGTTTTCGCATAGGGGGGAGGGGGGTCAAAATTCTGGCCCCCCTTCTTTCAT